CTATGTAACATCTCTTATCTATAGTTTAGATATGGCGGTTAGAGTTAACCAACAAGATACAATAGATTTAGTTATAGGTTGTCTTATAAAAGCACTCCTTATCCTTTTCTCAACTGTCAAATAACTAACCGCAAAAAATACCGCAAGAGATGCTACCAACAAAGACAAAACACCGACCAATACACCCATCCAATCCACAGTCATTGGTTCACAGCGCAAAAGCACACATGATACAGAAATCAGACTGATAATCAGCGATAGTCCAGAAATAGCCAAAGATATCTTATTTGTCATAAATCTTAAATACTCTTAATTACTATAATATTTTAGCATAAAACCACATATACTAAAATATTATAGTATATATTTGCACCTGTAATAATTAATACAACATCAAAGGTAAAGAAATTAGTATATATATAATAATGTAAGGAGGTAAAAAATGGAAAAATTAACCCTACAAAGTCATGGAGCAAGTGAGCTGTCTTTCAAAGACAGATACGAAGCACTTGATAAAATCCCAACGCCCAAGCAGGAGTTCGTTCGCCGGATTGCTAATGCAACAGAGCGTACCGAACAAACTGTTTACAATTGGTTAAGAGGCACATTCAGCCCCGATAAGCTTTGCAAAAAGGCTATATCTAAAGAATTAGGCGCACCTATAGAAATTCTTTTTCCGGAGGGAGAATCATGCATGCAATAGAATTCTATACCACTCCATCCGGTGAAGGTATCATCAAAGAACAGGGACAGCCGGAGCGCCAGTTAAAGGAATCGGATACCGACTTTATTCAGCGTTTTCTAGAGGTGCTGGAAGAGTTTTATCCGGAAGCTTACACGGCACTCCGTAAATATTACGCCCGTTACGATGGAAATAAATGCTATCGGGATTTCTTGGCTGTACGCCGATTTATCAAATGCAACTTCGGGTTGTATGACAATATGATCGATATTGATGAGAACTGGAACTTCAAGTTTGAATTTGTCGGTTGTCCGCTGCGTGGGGAATGCGATGGCTTCAAGAAAATCTGTGAACCGAAGTTCAACAGTACACTTTCAGATTGTCAACTTCGGGTAATGGAGCTTTGCTACTATGGCAAGAAAGACGAAGAGATTGCGGAAGCGCTTTTTATATCGTCCCACACCGTAAAGAATCATCGGAAGAACGTGTTCCGAAAACTCTCGATACACTCTATGGCGGAGTTTATGCGATATGCAAACGAAAAGAATCTTTTTAAAAGCGAATAATCATGCAGACCGACACAACCTATCCAAACATTCCTTCTTTTCGGAAAATCGAACTTGAATACCTCGCTTGGCAAATCACCAAGATACAAGCCGGTACCAGAGAGTTTATCGGACAAAAGGAAGCACATATCCGCTTTGGACGGCAGAATGTGGAACGATGGGTATCAGAAGGTACTTTACAGCGTTACAAACGGCCAGGCAAAATCGAATACAGGTTGGAAGACTTGTATAAATGCGCTCTGGATCCATACGATTACTAAATGAATTATTAACACGGCAAGGCACTCCAGATAAAGGGTTATCGGAGGATGTTTACAATATAAATCCAACTCGCTATTTCAAAGACAAGTAAACGGCTTTTGCCAATTAATCATTGATGTATGAAAACAAATTACTGGAAACTCGCTCAAATAGCGAGGTGGGGATTTTACATCCTGTTTGGAACGCTTGCCATACTTGGTATTATCGCTATTTGCTTGGGGTATTTCCAGCATATAGTTACGGCATCTGGTTGCGTGGCAATGGTTTACACGATAAAGAAACATTGGTAATTAATTTTTAAACAATAGAATCATGTCAAATCAAATTCAAATTAAAGTAGCTGAACTAAATCAGCTAAATCCGCTCATGATAGCGGATGATAGCCGGGTTGAACAGAAGTTCATACTCATGTACAATGCGATCTGGGGAACCAGCCAAGGAGCACAGATTTATGAAAAGGAAAAATTCAACTTCCGGAAAATCTTACAAGACAAGCCGGAACTGCAAAGATGTTCTCCCCTGTCCCTGTACGGCTGTTTCTTAGATATTGCCGTAAACGGCCTGTCTCTTGATCCCACAGGACGCCCCCACTGCTATATTCTCCCCCGCAGCACGAAGACCGGCTATAAGGACAACAATGGCAACGATATCTATGAACTGCGTGCTTACCTTTCCATCACCGGTTATGGGGAATTGGTTATGCGCCAGCGTGCCGGACAGGTCCGGTATGTAGATAATCCGGTTGTTTGCTATGAAGGTGACACATTCTCACCGGGATTGGTTGACGGAGTAAAGACCGTTACCTATCAGGCGGCCTGTCCCCGCAAATCAAATAAGGTGATCGGTGGTTTTATCCGTATTGTCCGCGCCGATGGGACTGTAGACTGGCATTGGATGATGGAGGGTGATATCAAACGCTTAGAGGCGTACAGCTACAAAAACAACCAACGTTGGAATCCGCAAACCCGTCAAAAAGAAGGTAAGGCGAATGCCCTCTATACTTCAAACGAAGGCGGTATCGATCCTGGGTTCTTGGAAAGCAAACTGATTAAACACGCATTCGACGGATATCCCAAAGTCCGGACCGGAAAGTTTACTGTATTCGAAACTCAAGAAGAACCGCAGGATATGACTACGGATTAGAACAAACAACCGTTATTCAGCCCAATCAACCCGGACAGCAGCCACAAGCCCTCCAACCTCAATCGGAAAACCCTTTACAGGAATTCGGAGAGCAACCACAAGCGGAACCGGTACCCGCATCAGGTATAACAACCCCAATATCACAGGAAGATGAAGACGCCGGATTTTAATAAACTCGATCAATCACTTAAAAATTTATCACAATGGATACACAAGCTAACAATTCTCTTATTAAAGTGGAAGAATTCAATCAGATCATGCAATCGGCTCCTGCCACCTTGCAACGCAACCAAACTTCCGTATCGACATGTAACCAAGCCGGACAAACACTTCTGGACACCATTGAAGCGGAAGGAGGTATTAGCTCGGATGAACTGGATGCGAAGGTCTCAGAGTATTTGGCAAAGACGAAAATAACAATAGAAAACATGAACAAGCGTCGTAAGCCATTGACGCAACTTCTGGCTACGGTCAGCAAGTCTTTTACCTCTTTGGAATCGGCTATCGACGTCAAATCGGTCACCACTATTCCTTATAAGCTCCAACAGGCCCGTAACAAATACGCGGCCAAGAAGATTGCCGAACAAAAACGACGGGAAGAGGAAGCTCGCCGTAAACAGATGTTGGAGAACGAAAAGGCTCAATACCGATCGGATATCTCTGTCATGTTGGATACAGCGTATGCCGCATACGTTGAAAAGCATATCAATGCACTAAACAGCATGTTCAACCGCACTACTCTCGCTACCTACAACGATGTATGCCGACGAATATCCGAAACAAGTATAAATTTCTCCTGGAGTGCTTTTGTAGAAAACGTTTCTGACAACAAACAAACCTTCTATATGGACGCAGAAACCCGTAAAGCAATAAAAAATGAAGTCGCTATACAAAAGAAGAAAGATTTTACAGAACGTTACCGTTTTGAAATAGAGGGTACAAAGCAGGATTTGATCGACAAACTCCCCAGCCTCCGCAAACAACTGGAAGAACAGGAAGAGCTACGCCGTACCAATGCGGTTGAAGCTGCCCGTATGGAAGAAGAGCGAAAACAACAGGAAGCGGAAGAAAGAAAAAAGCAGGAAGAGAACGCAAACGCCGGGTAGAAGAGGCTAAGGCCAAAGCGGCTGCTGAAAAGTCTGCTGCCGAAGTACAGGCAGCATTTGATTTCTCAGCAGCCAGCATGTCCCCTACTCCAACGAAAGCCAAGGTCAAGAAGAAGATCCAGATAACCAATCCACAAGGATTCATGCAGGTATATCAGATGTGGTTCATGCGCGAAGGAATCAATATGAGCATGGAGGATCTAGAGAAGGTACATAAGAAGATGATTACCTACTGCGAGAAAGTTGTGAATAAGGACGGAGAGCAAATCCAATCCGCATATGTAAAGTATATCGATGATGTAACAGCCAAATGATATGAAAAAGAAACTCTATCTGTCCTCATGGATAAACTTCGGAAAATACAGACGCGAGCCAAGTATTCTGAAAAAGATTCTCGATACGGAAGAGGGCCGCAAATGGTTCCGGTGGCTGATGGATAACACCTACAATTTCGAATTTGACTTTGCAGTCATTGAATATCTAAAACTCAAGGAAGAAGATGCAAGATACGTATTACCAACGGTCGGAGGTTAGTAACTCGGACCTTACGGAACTAAAGAACCTCCTCTATCCCCGTACCCAATACGGGGATAAGGAGAAAGCCTTCAAATTCGGCAGCCTAATCGATGCGATGATTACCGAACCGGAAAGGGTCAGGTATGACAAACGCATGGTGGACGATATATTGTATTCCGGCGAGGATTGGGAACTGGCAGAAGCCATGAAGAAGTCCCTCCGCATGGAAGCCCGACACGATCCTTTCCTGGCCCAAGTGCTTGCTAAGGCGGAAACTCAACGATTCATGGTCAATAAGAACCAATGTTTCCAATATGGCAACTTCAAATACACGCTCGATACCCGGTGCAAATGGGACTGGTGGCTTCCGACCTACGGATTTGGGGGAGACCTGAAAAGCACTTTTGCCAGCACACAAAAACAATTCGATGAAGCTATTGACTTTTTCGATTGGGACCGTTCCCGCGCCTGGTATATGGATATCGCAGGCAGTCGGCAGGATTTCATCTATGGTATCTCCAAGAAAAATCAAAAAGTGTTCAAAGCATTCATTAAACGAGGCGATACGATTTACCAGAAAGGTAAAGAAAAATACGAAGAACTTGCCTTCCGGTGGTGGATGCTGTTCGGTTGAAAATAAATAGGATATCCTTTTTTTCGGAAGATATATTTTAAAGACAAACAGACATGAATTTAAACATCACACCCATAGATAAAATATCCAACGAGTTGGCAGCTATTGATTCCTATCTGAATATTACCATGAGTGAAGAAGTCCAAGAAGCTGTCCTACGTGGAAACGACCTTGCCGTCTATATCGCCCGGACCGGGAAACTGTTAGCAGATGCCAAATACCATCTGAACGGGAAAAAGAAATCGGAAGTCTTCGATACGTTACGGGAAACAGCCTCACGTGCCGGGGCTACCTCCAAGGCAGTAAATGCTATCATTGACAGTCTGTGCAAAGATGAACAATATCTTGTCGATTGGTGTGAGCGTTTGAACCGGACCGCGACTCATCAACTGGAATGGTGTCGCACTGTAATCAGTAAAGCAAAAGCAGAAATGGCCTTAGCGCCCCAAAGTTATAACAATCCTAAATTTTAAAAAGTATGGAAGATGAATTAGTAAAAGAACAACCTGTGTATGAAATTCAAAAAGTTAAGCTCAAGAACAACCAGGTAACGGCAGATTATACAGAGCGATTTGTAGAAGCAAACTACAAGAACGAAGTAACCAAATCATCCCAGCAATTCGTTCATCCGGACCTGTTATATGCCATGAGTTTGTTAAAGACTCATGCCGTCAAGATTTGCGAAATGCAAGAAGCCGGAGTTGTAAATATCGAAAATCCTTCGGATGATGAGCTGAATGAGAAACTGAAAAATATCGTTGTCACGGGGTATAGCAAAGGTGGATCAGACGAATCGGCCGGTGTTTCTATCCAGGCACAAAAGCTATTGAAAAGCGGACAAGTCCTTAACCTTTCCGTCCCGTTTACAAAATTCGAAGACGAATCCGGCGAGGGATATCCGTATGGAGATGCTTTAAAACAGGCGGTCAGCCGACTTGACTACGAAGTGGACGCTTACCTGTTCGGCGGAAAATATGGAATCAAACAAGAATCGTTCGATTTCGATGTTCCCGAAGAAGCAGATATTACCGGAGAAGCAGAGCCGAAGCCGAAGAAACGCGGCCGCAAGAAAAAAGCAGAAATGGAGGATGTCACCGAAGAGATAAAAGCGTTTGACGAATTTGCATAACACCTACCACTATGACAATTACACTGCAAAATACAGAAAAAGGGCAATGTTATGCGGTGAAGTTTGCCGAATACCGCCAGCAGGTTGTAGACAAGCTGAAAAGCTCTGTTTCCATCCGCTGGTGGGACAAACAAACGGGCGCATGGCTGATTCCGGCAACCAACAAATGCAAAGCAGAATTGGATCAATTGACTTATTACGTCCGCCATTTCGAACCGGTACAATGGGGAACGATTGCACAATCACAGACAGAGGAGGATGTTGCTTTTCAAATACCGGAAATGCCGGAACTAGACGGAGAACATGGACTGAAAGTACAGCCTTACCCCTATCAACTGCAAGGAATTGCACGAGGCTTGCAACTGAAACGGTTTATCAATGGAGACGATATGGGACTTGGTAAACAACAACCGGTCAGTAGTTACGTGGCTACTCCAAACAGCTTCAGACGGATCGGAGAGTTACAAATTGGAGACGAGATATTCGGCAGGGACGGAAATGTATATGCCGTAAGCGGCGTGTTTCCACAAAAAGAACGCCGCGTGTTCAAAGTTACGTTCTCTGATGGCGTATCCTGTGAATGCGGGCCAGAACATCTGTGGTGTGTCCGAGATGTCAACCGTAGAAGAAAGGGGAAAGGATGGATCACCAAGACAACACAGGAGATCATGGATTCCGGCGTAACCTACAACCTGAAAGGTTTTGGCCATAACCATACAAGACGGAAATGGGAAATCCCAATGTGTGAACCTGTGAAGTACAAGGAAAGATTATACATCATCCATCCTTACATCATGGGGGTACTTTTGGGAGACGGCCATCTTTGCGGTGGTAACGGAAAACTGTCTTTCTCTACACCGGATATGGATGTGGCTATTGCCGAAAGGGTAAGAAAACTTTTACCCGGCGACATGCTATTGATACGGGACGATTACGCCACGTGTCCGCGATACAACATTACAAAGAATCCGACAGTCCACGAAAATCGTTTTTACCAAGAGATCAAACGGCTCAAAGCAGACAAACCGAGTGTAGAGAAATTCATACCATACGAATACATGCACGGATCGGTGGAACAGCGCATCGACCTCTTACGCGGTTTGATGGATACAGATGGATCGGGAAAGAAAAACAGGATCACCTACAGTACCCTTTCCTATGGCATGGCACGTGACATTGCCCTTTTGGTACGTTCCCTTGGAGGACAGGCGATCATACGCAGGTACGACAGGCGAAATGAAGGTAAAGGCGTGGAGTTTCAAGTAAACGTGAGGATCAAGGTTTGCCCGTTCTACCTCGAACGGAAAGCTGCCGAATGGAACATCAAAAAGACGAACTATTGTTCACGGTATATCTCGTCTATCGAATATATTAGAGAGGAAGATTCCGTATGTATAAGCGTAACCGCTCCGGATCATTTGTATCTGACAAACAATTATATTGTAACGCACAATACATTTGAAAGCATCGCCACTATCAACAAGGCCGACGCCTTCCCCTGCCTGGTAATCTGCCCGAATGTTGTCAAGATCAATTGGCAAAGGGAATGGCATAAGTTTACAGACAAGAAAGCGATGGTATTAACCGATTCCGTCCGCGATAGCTGGCCTTTCTTCTGGCAGACAGGCATGAACCAGGTTTTTATCGTAAACTACGAAAGCCTACGAAAATACTTTGTCCGGCGGATCATGAAAGCAGAGAAATGGACATTGAAAGATGTCGAATTTCACAACACGATCAAACTGTTCAAGTCCGTGATAATCGACGAATCGCATAAAGTCAAATCAACGGCCACCCAGCAGACCAAGTTTTGCAAAGGCATTGCATCCGGGAAAGAATATATCATCTTGCTGACTGGGACACCTGTTGTCAACAAACCAAAGGATCTGGTTGCACAATTGGGTATTATGGATCGCATGATCGATATGGGTGGATGGAAAGGTTTTATGCTTCGGTACTGTTCCGGTCCTAACCAAGCGAGCAATCTAAAGGAGCTAAATTATAAGCTATGGCAACACTGCTTCTTCCGCAGAGAAAAGTCGAAAGTACTCACCCAACTACCGGATAAAGTGCGTCAGATTGTTTCCTGTGAGATAACGAACCGCAAGGAATATATGGATGCGGAGCGCGATCTGATCGATTACCTGAAACGCTACAAGGAAGCAGATGATGAAAAAATCCAAAAGTCACTGAAAGGGGAAGTGATGGTTCGTATTGGTATTCTGAAAGATATTACTGCACGCGGTAAATTGAAAGAGGTTATCGACTTCGTGAAGGACTTTCGGGAGAATGGGAAAAAGATCATCCTGTTCTGTAACCTGCATGAAATTGTAGACCGCCTGATGATAGCTTTTCCTTCCGCCGTCTGCGTCACCGGACGACAGAATATGCAGGAGAAGCAGGCTTCTGTCGATGCCTTTCAAAAGAATCCGAAGACGGACGTTATCATCTGTTCCATTAAAGCGGCCAGTGCCGGTATTACGCTCACAGCAGCCAGCGATGTCGCCTTTATTGAGCTACCTTGGACGTATGCAGATTGTGATCAGGCAGAAAGCCGTGCCCATCGCATCGGGCAGAAAGACTCTGTGAATTGCTACTACCTGCTCGGCCGTCGGACAATCGACCAAAAGCTCTATCGGATCATCGAAGAGAAAAAGCACATCAGTAATGCCGTATTGGGGGCTGAAGATAATATCCAGACAAATATTGTCGATATGGTAGCCAATCTTTTTGATACGAACGAAGAGGAGGAATAAGCATGAAAATAGATATAAGAATCATAGCATCATTACTAACCGCTCCTTTTATTATCTTAATATGTATAGGTGAATTGTTTCTTATTATATGGATTATTCTAAAATCATTAGGATGCCTATTCTATTTTGTTACTCGATTAGCGAAAAAGAAAGGTACAAATATTTTAAATAAAGAAAGGCAGCGCCTCACAGCGCCACCCACTCATAATCAACAACAAATATATCAAATAAAGACGACTATGGCAAGTGAGGCATTGAATAAATATATTGAGAAACGTTACGACAGGTGGCTGGATTACGCTAAGTATCACTGCTCACTTGCCGGAATGACAGACGAAGCTATTGACGTGTTGAACGAGGTAATGTGTATGCTGCTTCAAAAGCCCCTGGAGCATCTCTCCCGATTAATGGAAGCCAAACAGGGTAAATATACTGAACTTGACTTCTATATCCTGCAAATGATAAAGCTAAACGTTACCTCAGACACGTCTCCATACCGGCATAAATACAAGCCCATTCCGGTAGATGAGAATGTAGATTGGCGACGGCTGAATATCATCGACGAACCCGACGACAGCCCGGATCGTACCGAATATATCCGGGAACGTATGCAGGATATCCGGAACATAATCGATCAATTAAGCTTATCCGAAAAAGCCAAACGGATCTTTGCTTGGAAATTCTTTGCAGGAGAGTCTTTCGCGGATTGGCCGGGACCGGAAAACAGGAAGGAGTTGTATGAAGTTTACAAAAGTGTTTTCAGTGCAGTGATGGATAAGAAAGATGGGAGGTTGCTGTTTTGATAAAAAGGGGCGTCCGGATAAAATGCCTGGTGTTATTGGTAAATGGATAGATGATATTGTATACCAAAGAATCGCCCCTCTTATTTTAGCCGAATTAAAAAAGGCAAATCCAAAAAATGAATCTTGTTTTAAAAATTTTTGAAGTTCATCTTTCGCCCTTGTTTTTTCTTTATCATATCCTGTCACTTCGTCAACAAGAGCTATTATGCCAGTTTTTGCAACAGATCGAATTATTATATCTGCGTTTCTTACGATTATTTCATCATCAAACTCTCCGTCGCGATTTGCTTCAATTATCCCAGAACATATATCAATAAGTATAGTAACCTCATACCCATAAGTCACTGACTGAGAGCCACCAGCACCAGGTCTTTTGAATTTTATAGGATTGTTTATTCTTTCTATAACACTATTTTCACCGTCG